CAGAGATTAAAACGCGCAACACTTATCCAACCAAATTCTGTTTTAATAAGCTGATAAGGCGCAGGATTCAAACCCGACGGGACGGCGAAGGCGACGATGGTTATTGCCGCTGGTAAGTAGAGAAATATATAGAACCACCATTTTTTTAGTAAGGTTCTTTTTTCCGTTATGATTAAGAAAAAATGAAGGATAATGCTGTAAACCGATCCCCATCCAACCGCTGAAAAGCGGCGCCAGGTTTCACACGTGGCAGCGTCGGGTGCAATGTTTGCAAAAGCCATTCCCGCCGACCAGAAATTGACAGAAATGATCAGAACAAAAAAACACCAGCTTGCTGGTGCTCTGTTGTTCTGAATCACGAGTATCGCCGTTACCAGCGAAACAACACATACCGAAAAAAATAATATCGAAAACAAAGATGAATACAACATAACATGACGCCTCTATCTACGCTCTGCTCAACGGTCAAAGCATGTACGCTCTCCAAAACGTTTTTTTGTCTATTTTATTTATCGTTATTTTTTATTCATGAATAACTGTTAACTTAAACGAAATCCGCCTGAAAATACCACGGTTTGTCAATCAAAAACGTTGTATCCGTCGTTGTACTCCCTCGTTTGTATTCTTATGCGCAGCGGTATTTCACTTGACTGAAGAGCAAAAGTCAATGAAAAAGACCGCCCTTAAGGCGGTCTTTTCTGGCAAAGGCTGATAATTTTGATACAAATGAAACTATTTTCGGAAATCGCAAGCATTGGTTAGTAATCGCAAGCTCAGGTATGAAACGAAAGCACGGGTTTAACATCGCCGGTTTCACAAGCGGGCTCTATGTAAATGCAGATTTTGATACAATAGAAAAAGCCCTTTCCAACCGAAAATGGCTGAAAAAGGCTTGAAATATGGGCTTCTGCTGTCAATTGCTGACTTCGGAAAGCCTGTTTTGTTTTATGGAATTGTCAGGTCTACCGATGCACGCTGCTATCTACTTACCCCTCAAGAATGGCTACGGGGGTATAATTAAAAGGTACAGAATAATTAAAAAGTATTATCCTTATTATTACTCAAGAAAAATTTCACAAGATTATTAATAACTGCTCTTGAATTCAGCCTGATTTTGTGCTATTATTAGACTAAATTCAGTCCACGGAGGTTTGACATGGAAAATGAATTAATTTACCTTGATACTTATGTTCTTCAGCAAGATATGAGAATACGTCTTCCGAAAAGTATCCTAAACAATCTTTCCGTCGAAAAAGGTTCAAGCAAATTTGCAATTTACTTTGATAAGAAAAACAACAGTCTCGTCTTGCAGGTCGAAAAGCCCAAGGAGGAAAACAAGTGAGCCATAAGGTCAATGATACAGGAAGCATTCGAATTGAGCGTATCTGGTCAATGCCCAGCAAGAATACTTTTGAAATCAGACCTATAAAAGCATTACTTCAAGAAGAGGTTGACTTATCACAGTTTTGGATTGATCCTTTTGCAAACCGAAATAAAATAGCGAGTGTTACGAATGATTTATGCACAGAGTATGAAACTGATTATCATTTAGATGCGCTTGAGTTCTTAAAAATCTTTGACGACGCATCTGTAGATGGGGTTTTATATGATCCGCCATATTCCCCGAGGCAAGTCAGCGAATGTTACAACGACGTTGGCTACAACGTTACATGGGACACGACAAAAGCTTCCTTCTGGGGTAATCACAAACGTGAGATTTCTCGAATAGTAAGAATTGGTGGTAAAGTGATTACTTTTGGTTGGAATAGTGGAGGGATTGGATATAAATACGGATTTGAAATCCAACGTATTCTTCTTGTTCCTCACGGTGGATGGCGGAGAGGGTGGGATTCGAACCCACGTGCCGTTTCCGACAAACTGATTTCGAGTCAGCCCCGTTATGACCACTTCGATACCCCTCCGTATCGCTTTGCACCACACAATATTATCAAATTTCCGCATGAAATGCAACTAAAATATTTCGCTTCGTCAATTTCCCTCGGGCGGGAGGGATACCTCGCGCATTTTGGCAAGAGCCTTTTTGAACTGAAAACTGAAAAGCACCGCGGTGAACGTAACAGACAGGAAATCGGCAATAGGCTCTGCAAGATAAACCGCAAAGGTCTTTTCCGCAAATATATTGGGCAGCAGATATATGAGCGGAATGAGCAGAATGAACTTTCTGAGGACGGCTACCGTAATGGAGGCCTTGGCGTTGCCTATGGAGATGAAGGTCATCTGGCAGGCGATCTGTACACCCATCAGGAGCAGACACGCCGCGTATATCCTCAGCGCCCAGCCGGAGTAAGCGATAAGCTCGGGATTAGGCGTAAATATCATGGCGAAAACCGGAGAGAAGAGCATTATCAGCCCCCACATCACAGAGGCGTAGATAACGCTGGATTTTAGTAAAAGCTTGAAAGCCGCCTTGACTCTGTCCGCATGACCCGCGCCGAAATTATAGCTGGTGATAGGCTGCGCGCCCTGTCCGAGGCCTTGCAGCGGCAGCATCGCAAACTGCATCACGCTGGTTAAAATGGTCATTGCGCCGACTGCGATATCTCCGCCGTAGCGCAGCAGAGAAGCGTTGAAGCAGACCGCAATGACGCTCTCGCTCGCCTGCATTATGAAGGGCGCAAGACCGAGGGCAAGGCATGGCAGAAGCAGCTTTGCATCAAGCCGCAGATTTTTGCGCCGCAGCCGCAGCAGAGTCTTTTTTCCAGTCAGGAAGTGTATGACCCAGACGGCAGAGACAGCCTGAGATATGATGGTCGCAAGAGCCGCGCCGCGAACGCCCATTCCGAATAAAAATATGAAAACAGGATCGAGCACGATGTTGAGGACAGCGCCTATGAGCACGGTCAGCATACTCACCTTCGCGAAGCCCTGTGCAGAGATAAAGGCGTTCATCCCGAGGGAGAGCTGCACGAAGAGTGTCCCGACTGCATAAATATTCATATAATCCACGGCGAAGCCAATGGTGTTTTCGCTTGCGCCGAAGGTCATGAGAAGGCCGCGATTCCATATTAGCAGCACCGCGGTCAGCAATACGGAAATAATCAGCTGTAAGGAAAGGCAGCTCCCCAAAATCCTCTCAGCGTTCGGATTATCGCCCTTGCCCATAGAGATAGAGGCGCGCGGCGCTCCGCCCATGCTGATAAGAGAGGCAAACGCCGTCACCAGCATTATTATGGGCATACAGACGCCTACGCCCGTCAGCGCGAGAGAGCCAACGCCCTCCATATGACCGATATAGATGCGGTCTACTATGTTGTAGAGCATGTTTATGAGCTGCGCGGTGATCGCGGGGACGGCCAGCTTAAAGAGCAGCCTGCCTATAGGCTCTTTTCCTAAAAAATCGTTATTGTTCATCACTTCTCCTGCGGTTTTATCATACAGTCTGCTTTTTTTGTTTATTAGCCTTGCCGGCCGGCGATGTTTTCTGAAAATTTCTCCAGCACATCAAAAAATATGTCCAGCTCAGCGGGCGTGATGCCCTCCCCAAGCTCTTCGGTAAATTCGCACTGCGCCGTACGGAGTGTTTCGACGGTCTGCTCCGCCTCCGGACATAGCTTTAGGTGCTGGCGGCGTCTGTCCTCACGGTCTATCGACATGGAAATCAGCTTTTTTTCAAGGAGCTGCTCCACCGCGCCGGAGACGTATGCCTTGGAAAATCCTCGGAATTTTGCTATGTCGCGCGCTGCGTCATAGAGCGGATTGTTCGCCAGGAAGAGAAGCACGTCTGCCTCGGGCTTGGTGACCCCGCAAAATGCAGCGGCGGCAGATATCTTTTTGGAGTAGTAATCCCCCACGGCACGCTGAAAACGCAGATAGTGAGTGATTTTCTGCACATTAAAATCGGGCCTGGCAAAGTAAGCCCGATTGTTATGTAGATCCGATTCATTCATAATGTATTTGCACCCCATAAAGTTCACTTAAGAACGATTAATATATAAACCATATTAGCACTCTCCGCTTGGGGTGTCAAGAGCTGTATTTTCTTCTATTATATATCGCGCATGCTGAGCGAAATGCGCTTGCGCTGAGCATCTACCTCTATCACCTTTACCTTCACGATATCGCCCACACGCACCGCCTCGGAGGGATGCTTTATGAATTTGTTGCATATGCGGGAGATGTGGACAAGCCCATCCTGATGTACACCGATATCCACGAATACGCCGAAATCCACCACGTTGCGCACTGTGCCGTCGAGCACCATATCCGGCTTTAAGTCCTTTATATCCTTTATGTCGGAGCGCAGAGTAAGGCTCACCAGCTCATCGCGCGGGTCACGCCCGGGCTTTAGCAGTTCCGTGACCATATCGTGCAGAGTCGGCACGCCAATGCCGAGGGCGTCCGCTGTCTGCGCTTCGCCCAGTTCTGAGATTTTTTCTTTTATATCGTTCAGGCCGCCCGCGCTCAGGCTCGCCTTGTCATAGCCGCACATTTTCAGCAGCTTATTCGCCGCCGTATAGGATTCAGGATGGACGGCGGTGTTGTCGAGGGGCTCTTTGCCGCCCGCGACGCGCAGAAAGCCCGCGGACTGCTCAAAGGCCTTCTTGCCGAGCTTCGGGACGGACATAAGCTCCTTGCGTGAGCCAAAGCCGCCGTTCTCCTCGCGGTATGTGACGATGTTCTTCGCGAGGGCAGGGCCTATTCCGGCTACATAGGAGAGCAGCGAGCCGGAGGCTGTGTTCACGTCCACTCCGACGCTGTTAACGCAGTCCTCCACCACTCCGCCGAGGGTTTCGTCCAATCTCTTGGGCGGCATATCGTGCTGATATTGCCCCACGCCTATGGCCTTAGGATCAATTTTGACCAGCTCCGCCATATAAGAACGTCAGTATTGATACAATGCTGGCGTTTTTATTTTGCACACGGTAGCCGTCAGAAGGTCTTGGTAGCAAGGCTTTCTGGCGGCTTTTTTGTTTTCTGCCGTTTGTAGAGTGCAAAGAAAAAGCCCCGTCTATGGAGCATATAGATTGATTGCGCCTTCCACTCGGCAAACGGTAACTTGGGGGTGTGCATAGGGTGTGCACTCGGCAAACGCTAACCAAGTGAAGCAAATTATAGTTATAGGTTCGTCATTGCAACTCAAATGCAAATAAATATCAACAAACAACAACAAACAACTTGTAAAGACACAAATTTTGTGCTATACTTTATTGTAGGTTTGTATAACCACCAGAAATATGACGAGGTGAAAAAATGAGCGAGATTATCAATGACAAGTGGATAAATATTGATGAAGCAGCTACTTACTTAGGCGTGAAGTCCGTTACCGTAAGGGACTGGATTAGAAAAGATAAAGGAATACCCGCCCACAAGATAGGAAAACAGTGGAAGTTCAAAGTGTCCGAGCTTGATGCTTGGGTCAAAAGCGGCAAAAGCGCTATGGAGTAAATCTTCCATAGAATTCTATAAAATGTGCATTGCATAAATGAGAATGGAGTAAAAAGAGGAATATGGCTGTGAAAAAATCAGAATTGTACTCCCTGTTATGGGAAGCTTGTAATAAATTAAGAGGCGGTGTCGAACCGTCACGCTATAAAGACTATGTGCTTGTCTTGCTATTTTTCAAATATGTATCTGACAGATATAAGGGGCGCAGGTTTGCCGAGTTTACCGTCAATCCGGGCGGTTCCTTTGACGACCTTATTGCCGCCAAAGGTAAAAGTGATGTTGGTGAAAGAGTCGATAAAATTATTCAGAAGTTCCTGGAAGATAATAGACTGCAGGGTTCTTTGCCGGACGTAAGCTTTAACAACCCGGATGAACTCGGATCCGGCAAGGAGCTGGTCGACAAAGTTTCAGGGCTTATAGCCGTGTTCCAGAATCCTGCTATCGATTTCAAGAGTAACAGGGCAAGCGGCGACGACATCATCGGTGACGCTTACGAATACTTCATGATGAAGTTTGCGCAGGAATCCGGCAAAAGTAAGGGACAGTTCTACACACCAAGTGAGGTTTCCCGCATAATCGCCCGGCTTATCGGCATCGGTAGCATCAAAAACGATGTTAACAAGAAATGGACTCTGTACGACCCTGCGGCTGGAAGCGGAAGCCTGCTAATCCGCGCTGCAGACGAAGCACCCGTGGATGAAGGCGGCGCTTCCATCGTCACGATTTTCGGACAGGAAAAATATCCCGACACCGCTGGTCTTGCAAAAATGAATTTCATTCTTCATAACAAAGGCACTGGCGAAATAAAAAGTGGAAATACACTTTCAGCCCCACAGTATCTGGACGAGTTCGGCGAGTTGAAAAAGTTTGACTTGCCTTTTTTGCCCGGAAGCCTACCGCGACGGGAGTTCCGCCGTCCTCGCTGCCGGACACAACGACGTTATTGTCGTCAAGTTGCGCGCCCGTAAGGTCCTCGGCCGCTGTCACGCCGATATCGTCAATACCAAGAGAAAGGGTCCCGCTCTTGAATTCCTTAATGACCTCTGCGGGGCCATCGTCGGCATAAAGAGTCGCCTCTGCAAGCTCGACCGACAGATCCGCTTTCATTGCTTTGGCGAGAGAGACTGGAGTGCTGTAGGTTTCTGTTCCATCCACAGCCTCCGTGATTTTTGAGTAATAAAGCTTATCAAGCCCGATTGTAGCCATTTGTTATTCCTCCAGTTCGTAATTTTTCGCCACATCGATGGCGTAGTGGTGATAGCCGGTATCGTCCTCATGTCCGATATACCGGCGGTCTGTTATCGTGAATTCCGCGTTCAGCAAGGCGCGGACAATTTGGGTTTTAGTAGCTGTGTAGCTGCCTTTATCAAAAAGAGACAGTCGCGCCTCCTGTGATTCGTTACGGGGAATGTCGTCGGAATACAGTTCGAAGGTATCCGCCAGCGGCGTAATCACAACATATCTGTCCGGGGCGGATTTTGAAAATACACCTGTCTCAACGGGGACAAGCGGCAAGAGGAGTGTGTTCAATTCTTCCAGTAGGCTCATATGTTTTCGACCTCCTTCTCAAACGCTGCTATCATCGCATCAACACAGGCGCTTTTGCTTGCCGATTTTGCGGGTTTTAGAAAGGGCTTCGGAGACTGTCCGCTTTTGCCATACTCCAAAACACCTGCAATCATGGCGTTGCTTTTGCCGTCGGAACGAGGTTCTGAAAATCCTACTTTTACGTTGAAATTCCCATCCTTATCCTGTCTTGCGGAGGAAACGCCAAGTGCCGAGAGCAGCTCGCCAGTGGAGCGGCTTTCTTCCTTTGTGCCGCTACCGATAACAGATTGAAGGTTTGACTTTACTTTTGCCTCCACAACTTCGCCGCCCGCTTCCAGCACCTTTGGGATGATTTCATCCGTTTTTTCTCCAAGCCGTGAAAGCTTCAGAAGGAAGTCCTCCGGCATTTTAAATGCTGCTTTAGCCACTCGGCTTCACCTCCTTGGCGAGCACCTCGATATACATCCCGCGCCCTTTGACATCCTCAACTGAGGTGATTTCAAAACGACCTTCATTGTTCACCACAACCATTGCAGTCATAACGGTCACATTAGGAATTCGACGAAAGCAGAAAAGGTCGGTGGCTTCGGAGAATTGAGCGCGGTTTGCCCATTTTTCGTTGCCGTGCCGACCTTCCCGGTACGCTCTAACCGAGGCGACAATATTGTCAACCTCGGTTCGGAATCCTTCTGTATCTTTTATGGTCACTTTTTCGACAATGTCGATGAGGGTGTTCATCTTACCAAAGCTCATGTTCACACCTTCCAATCCCGGTCAAGCCGTAAAAGTAGATTGACCGTGTCCCACACCTGCAGTCCCGCTTGCACATTGTCGGCAAAAAAGCCGCCCGTGCTGCCATCCCTGGATTCATAGAAGTGGGATGACAGCATAATGACGGCTTGCTCTGTGGTAGGCGGCATGAGATGATCTGTGTAGTAGTTTTCTGTGAGATGCTGATAGCTTTCGGCGTATTTAACTGCGGCGGTGATGTACATCTGCAGGAGTTCATCGTCCGCCGTGTGTTCAAGGATGAGATTTGCTTTGACTTTTTCAAGCAGTGTCATACCGCCACCGTCCTTTCATTATTCTTCCGGTTCAGTAATTACTACAGTGAAGGTTGCTTCGGGATAGCCGGAAGCCCACAGGGTGAAGACCTTCGGCGTATTTATGATTTCATCGCATTTTAGCCACATGACGATATCTCCGGCTGAACCACCGACAGTAGTAGCTTCAGTAGCATCAGCGGCTGTAAGTTGAGAGCCGTTGTACTTAACCGCAGAAATATCTGTAAGTCCTGTGGTAATGAGCATTCCGACCCACTTATGCGTACCCTGCGCCGGATTAGAGCTTGGAAAAGCAATCAGCTCCGATACAGAAGCAGCAACGGTAATAACACCGTCCTCAATGGTGATCGCCGTAACCTTACTTTGGTTGGCGATTATATCCTCGTCACTGGGCGTGGGGATTTTAGAAACCGATACATTCCATGCATCCGGTGTCATAAGCCCCGCATCTTTCAGCTTGAGCAGCAGAGCATTGAAATCGTCCTTGACTCCGGCTACAGTAGTAGCTGTGCTGGTTGCTTGGTTATTTGCAGAAGGAAGCCCCGTTACCGAGGCTCCCTCCCTGATTTCCAGCGTTCCGCCGATGACGGTTTTCTCGCCGCCCTGTTCGGTGTAGTTCTTCGCGTTATATTCGCTCATATCGCTACCTCCTTAAGCGTGCTGCTTGAGCAGCTTGATGCCTTCAGGCAGTACTGTCTTAGCGTCAACACGCTGGAAAGCGTAGAAGCCGGTCTGAAGGTTGGCGATGTGGAGCTCGTCTGCACGGCGAACGGTTCTGCCAGTACGGTCCGCAATCCAGTAGTTCTGGAAATCGCCGAAAGCGACTGTGTAGGCACCTGCCGCGATGGTAGGAGCATACTGAGAAACATATACAGGGAACCGTCGCGGGCAACACGGCGGACCCGGTTCTTGGTTTGTATGACAGCCTGACTTATACAGAAATCGGCAGAATATCACCCGATGAGACGGTGTCGCTCCCGAGTATTAAAAAAGTAGCGCATTTCGGCGCATACGGGTTCTGGAGCGCTGAAGGCGACCATCGATTTGTGATGTATATGCCGCCGACCGACATTACAAATTCATTTATTGACGGTTCGGTGAAATTCAGTATCGGCAGCGAGGTCTCGCAGATGTCCTGTACCTTGCTCAATATAAAGGGCGCACTGCTCAACCGCTACCGAGCTTTTGTGACGCCCGGCACCAAGGTGGAACTGTACTTTTCCCTCGGCAGTAGCGGCGAAATCACGCTCGGCATTTTCTATATCGACCGCGCTTCGGTCTCGTACCCGGATGAAAAAGTATCGGTATCCGCCAGAAACGCAATCGGCAAATTGCTGAAGGAACAGACCTTCAATGAGGACGACACCTTTGAGCAAACAACGCTTCAGCTGAATCTGCAGGAAATTCTTCGCCTCGCCGAGGTGGAGGATTTTTTTGTCGGCGACAACACAAAGGCATGGAAGCTGCGCTTCGAACCGGATGTTGCCATACTGGACGGCATCAAGCGAGTGATCTCTCTGCTTGACGGCTGGAAGGTCGATGAAACGGCAAACGGTGTTATCGGCGTGGCGGCCGCCACCGACGCCCGTTTCGACCAGCCCGCCGTGTATACCTTCGAGCGCGACAAGACCTGTTGGAACTACAGCGTGGAATATGACGATTCGGAAGCCGTCAGCAAGGTTTGCGTCACCTGTGCCGACCCGGAAAACACGGTTTATGCCACCGTCCCCAGAAGCAAGTGGTGGATTCAGCCGTCCCATCGAACGACCTACGTTACAGCCGCCGACGGTGCGACGCTTGCCGAGATTACGGCAATGGCCGAGGAGCTGGCGCAGACCATCGCCATATCCGGCAGGCAGGAGAGCTTCGTCGGTATCTTCACACCCCAGCTCACCATTGGTGATGAGGTTCGCATTGTCAGTGGTGCAAAGACAGAAACCATCGGTACGGTCACCGATGTTACGCACAACTTCGGCAGGGGCGGTTTTTATACAGCGTTCACCGTGGACAGCGGCGGACGGAAAGGCAAAGCACGTCTTTCGGACTTGATTGGCCAAGCGTCTGAAAAGCCAAATCTGAATGGTGTGACTATTTATTAAGGGAGGAATTACAACATGAAGGAAATCTGGACATGGATTCAACTTATGCTCGCTGCTATCGGCGGCTGGCTCGGTTGGTTTCTCGGAGGAGCTGACGGCTTTCTCTATGCGCTCATAGCATTCGTGGTTATCGACTACATCACCGGCGTTATGTGCGCAATCGTAGACCAAAAGCTATCCAGCGCTGTCGGCTTCAAGGGCATCTTCAAGAAGGTGCTCATTTTTATTATGGTAGGCGTCGGCAATATCATCGACGTGCAGGTACTCGGACAGGCCGGTGTACTGCGCACAGCGGTCATCTTCTTTTATCTATCCAATGAGGGCGTGTCGATGCTGGAAAACGCCGGACATCTGGGACTGCCTATCCCGGCAAAACTGAAGGAGGTCTTGGAGCAGCTCCATGACCGCGCCGAGAAGGAGGACACAAAATGAACCTGCACAAGCTATTTCTGACGAACAATGAGTGCTACAAAGCCGGTCGCACCATCACGCCGAAGGGCATCATGGTACATTCAACAGGCGCGAACAATCCCAACCTCAAGCGGTATGTCGGACCCGACGACGGTCTGCTGGGCAAGAACCAGTACAACAACCACTGGAACGTCGAGCGTCCGGGCGGTCGACAGGTTTGCATCCACGCTTTCATTGGTAAGCTCAAGGACGGCACTATCGCCACCTACCAGACGCTGCCGTGGAATATGCGAGGCTGGCATGGCGGCGGCAGTTCCAATGACACACACATCGGTTTTGAAATATGCGAGGACGGGCTTTCCGACCCCGCATATTTTTCTGCCGTTTACAAAGAGGCAGTCGAGCTTTGCGTTTACCTCTGTAAGCATTATGGGCTGACGGAGAAGGATATCATCTGCCACTCGGAGGGATATAAGCTGGGCATCGCCAGTAACCACGGCGACGTCATGCACTGGTTTCCGAAGCATGGCAAGTCGATGGATACTTTTCGTGCTGATGTGAAATCCGGTCTTGTCTCTGCCGCTCCCGTTGATCCGACCACGCCAAAAAAATATTACCGTGTGCAGGTCGGTGCGTATTCCGTTAAGTCAAACGCAGACGCCATGCTTGCTAAGATTAAGGCAGCTGGCTTTACGGATGCCTTCATCAAGTACAGCGAGTAAACATATACTTAGTGATGCCTACTGGAGCTTATCTCTCTGGTAGGCATTATTTTTTTGCTCATTTTTTGTACGATGGGCTTCTTTTTTTCCAGTGGGTAGTGAGGACAAGAGTTCTCGGACTGGAGGACAATCTCATGACTACCGATCAGAAAAAAATTATAACCGAAATGCGAACACGGGGTTGCACCTACGCGAGTATTGCAGAGACGCTCTCTATTTCGGAAAGTACGATAAAAACCTACTGCCGCCGTACTCGGCTTACTGACAATACTGAAAAAACAGCTCTTGTTTGCAAACAGTGTGGCAAACCCATCAAGGTGAAGAACAAACACAGAGCGCGTCAGTTCTGCTCAGACCAGTGTCGTGCGGCATGGTGGTACGCCAATCGTGGCAGCAAGCCCAGAACGGAATATCAGCTGATATGCTCGAACTGCAGTCGGCCCTTCGTGAGCATCGGAAACAAGGCTCGGAAGTACTGCTCTCATCAGTGCTATATCGCCGCCCGATTCGGAGGTATATGCCGTGAATGATCGCATCCTTGGCTACAAATCCGCTATGGTACAGGCACGTCGGATGCTGATAGAGAACATCATCAACGAGGCTGAGTACGCCATAATTGATACAATGATGACCGAAAAATATTGCTTATCCTCGTGTAGTTTATTTCGGGAAAATGACTTGCCATATAGTAGTATCAGAGGTAATATGTCACACTACGAGGGGGTGACAATATGCCAAAAACAGTGAAACGGGTGGCGCATCCGCCAAAGTTAGAGCGAAAAAAGCGCGTCGCAGCCTATGCCCGTGTGTCCAGCGGCAAGGACGCCATGCTCCACTCGCTCTCGTCACAAATTGGCTATTACAGCGAGTTGATTCAGAAGCACAGCGATTGGGAATATGCCGGTGTTTACGCTGATGAAGCTATGACCGGCACCAAGGAAACCCGTGATGAGTTTCAAAGGCTGATTGCGGATTGCCGCACCGGACGAATCGATCTGATACTTACAAAGTCCATTTCCCGCTTTGCACGAAACACGGTCACTCTGCTGGAAACCGTGCGAGAGCTGAAACTACTGGAGGTGGATGTTTTTTTCGAGGAGCAGAACATTCACACACAGAGCAGCGAGGGTGAGCTGATGATGACCATTCTCGCGTCCTACGCGCAGGAGGAAAGCCTGTCGGCAAGCGAAAACCAGAAATGGCGCATCAAGCGAAATTTCGAAGCCGGAAAGCCGTGGGACTGCACGATTCTCGGATACCGGGCAAAGGACGGTGTTTTCGAGATTGTGCCGGAGGAAGCGGAAACGGTAAGGCTGGTGTTCAAATGGTATCTTGAGGGACTTGGCAGACAGGCAATCGCCAACCGGCTCAATGAGCTGGGCATACCTACGCGCTTTGAAAAGACATGGCATCAGGACACAATCAGCAAGATGCTACGGAACGAGAAGTATGCTGGCGACCTGCTCCTGCAGAAGACCTTCCGTACCGATCATTTGACGAAGCAGACGAGGATTAACCACGGCGAGCTTCCCATGTATCACGTTCAGGACGCTCATGAGCCTATTATTGACCGAAAGACTTTTAACGCGATCCAGCAGGAGCTTGCCAGACGAGCCGAGAGCATTCAGGTAAAACCCGGTTCGTCTACGGCTTTCACCGGTAAGATACGTTGCGGCCTCTGCGGGAAGAAGTATCGGCGCAAGACGACGCATACCGGCATCGCTTGGGTCTGCGCCACATACA